GAAACCAGCTTTAGGAAGACGATTTTGCACGATAAGGTTCTAAAGAATGTGCACGCACCCTCACCACTGAGTTTACGAAACCCAAATATCGATCCGGAAGTGAGAAAGTTAGGTATTCAGCCACAAGAGTTAGCTGAATCAAAGTATACGAAAGAGACAAATCCCTTCCCTAAGCGCTTATTGCAGTTTGCTAAGGAAGGTTTAACTCTATCGTTAATGCCTATGGAATATCACGAATGGTCGATTATGGATTTAGATAAAGGACTAAATGGAGATGGAGGAAGTTTGCAAGCTATGAATATGCACTCTTCACCCGGCACTGAATATCAGAAATTATCGGACGATCACAAAGGAAAGCATGCTTTCGTGAGAAGGACTGTTTTCAAAGACAAACAAGGCAAGGAATTGCCTGAGAGCGAGCAAAAATGGGAAATCAGAGATGAGGAACATAAGCCAACTGGAGTTGGCCAAGTGACTAATCGAGGAAAATACCTATTGCACGATCTCGAACGAATTGAAAATGATTTGAAGGAAGGACGTGAAGTCTTTTCACCGGCGTCGTCATCTATGAAGGACGAGACTTTACCTTTGACTAAGGTAGCTATTGCAAAAGTGAGGCTATTTATGACATTGGCAATGAGTATTACAATCTTGACCCGACGCTATTTTGGAGCTTTCTTGGCAGCTTCAGTCTCGGCTTGTACCCGAATCCCGTTAGCTATTGGAGTTGATGCTTATGGTCCACAATGGACTGTATTGTATGACAGAATGAACAAATGGGGAGGAAAGTGCATAGCTGCAGATTTCAAATCTTTCGACAGCCAGGCGGATGGGGAATGTATGCTTAACGCTGCAGAAGCCATCTCAGATATATACGACAAAAAATCAGGGAGACCAGATCCAGTTGGGCGTAAAGTAAGAATGGGATTAGTTTATCTATTCATCCATACTTATGTCGTATGCCGGAATTTATTATACCGGAAAGCTCAAGGAATACCATCAGGGATCCCCGTCACAGCACCCTTGAACTCATGTGTCAATATTCAGTATTTGATAATGTGTGTGAAAGACTTAACAGACAAAGCAGGATACAATTACTCCATCAACCAGTTAATGGCAATGATGGAGATTTTAGTCTATGGAGATGATTTCGTTTTATCGATACATCCACTATTGGAAGAGATTATTACCTTCCGGACTATGCGTGATTGGTTTGCTCAGTACTTAATTGTCATAACGCCAGAATCTAAGAACGGTGAGGACTACGATTACAGACAGCTGAACGATGAGGTGACCTTCCTTAAACGGAAATGGACCCCAGAACCAGGAGACTCAACAAAAATACGCGCGCCTATTGAAATGGAAACAATTGCAGGAATAGTGAATTGGCAGCGCAAAGGACATCCCAAAGTGGAGATGATGAAGAGTCTTATTGAAGAGAACTACCTGCAAGAA